AGTTTTCGGGATCCTTTCCGGCAATCATCATTGCATCTGCTGCGCTCTGGGCTTCGACTGGTACTTTCTTCTCATCGATAATCCGATACTTCTTGTGCAATATCACGATATAGTTCACACTACTCCACCTCCGCAAACTCTCTTATAATCCTCTCGATCTTCCGGGTGTCGGGGAACAGATCGCTGTAAGGGACCCCGAAGACTCTCGAAAATTTTACGGCCTGTCTGTAAGGGATCTTCTTTGTCCTGCCTTCGAGGATCGCTGCGATCTGCTTCTTATGAACATCGTGTTTGGCAAGCTCTTTGAAAGTCAGGCTGGACTCAAACCATACTCTTCGAAAGACCGCTGGGTTAATCCTTTCCATCGCGTTCCTCCGTGCTTTGATTCAAGTTCGGTGTAAGAAGACAACCGCAGTTCTGGCAGTTCCAGGATTCTTGTTCGACACAACAGAACCAGACATTCCCACAGACAGGGCATTTTCTTCTAACCATTCGGGATCTCCTCTTTCATGGGTTTCGCACAAGGAAGAGCCCAGAACTTCGTCATCATGATCTCCGCCTTTGTGCATGCGTGACTGTCGCTCGTGGCCTGAACTTGAACCTTCGCCTTCCCGAACCCCGCTACCTTGCTCTCAAACTCGACTTCGTACCACCGTTCGCGCATCTCATACCTCCTCTATCAATCTCTTCCAGTTCTTTACTCTCCAGCGACCCTGTTTCCTCATTCCCTGCTTCGCTATCTTTGCGGCCTCCCATGGCTTCTCGCTTTCCACCGTGACGGTTGTGACCTCGTTGACTCCGTCTGTTCTTTCGAGTTCGAATCTGAAGAGTGCCAAAGTTCTATCCCTCCCTTCGATTCTCTCGTTCTTCTTCAGTCCCAAAGATTTCTTCAGCTCTTGCCGCTTCTTGAAGTTGTTTCTTTATCCTCTTTTTCTCAAGCCTTTCGGGAGAGGTTACTTTTTCTTTCTGTCTGTTGAGGAATCTGTCAATGTTCTTCATCCTCTGCCTCCCTTCCTATACTCGCTTCACTTGAGAACCCTTCCGGGTATCTCTTTTCCAGCTTCTCGATGTTGTGTTGTGCAATCTCCTGAAGGTCGAGATTGAACAGAGAAGCCACTGCCGAGACGTACCAGAGAATGTCTCCGAGTTCGCTTTTGAGTCGGGTGGAATCGACCTCGTGGCCGTGGAAGAAGAACTTCTTCAAGAGATCCACGACCTCTCCGACTTCACCGACAAGGCCGAATACGTAGTTGTTGAGCTGGTCTTTCTCGGGAAGGCTAGTGTTCATTGTCCGCTTCGACTTCTCCTGATATATGAGAAAGCTCAGCTTCAGGGTTTTCATGAGTTCAATGTACATTTCATGCTCAACATCAAGACCATGTTTCCAGAAGTCGATTGCTGTGAAGAGTTTTTCTATGTGCACATCCGCAAGAGGATACCCGGTCTCAAATGCTGTGCGTATGCCGTCAACGATGTTCGGATCGAAGTTTTGTATCTTGTCGTTCATTGTGCAACCTCCTTAATCAGCTTTGTGGTCAGCACCCTCGCCCATCTTCCTTCGATTCTTTTGAGGATGACGGCTGGCTTGTAGTGAGTCATTTTCTGTCTCCTTCAATCTCCGGCCATGTCGATTTCTCTGGCCCATTCAGGTTTATTCTTTCGGAGATTGTGCATCAAGTCGGCCAACGTATGATTGGCAAAGCAGTGGAAGTCTTCTTTACCGTCCGTACCATATGCTTGAAAGAACGGAGGGCTATTGATAGGCTTGGCTACTTCAACAACCCTAAAGCCTTCGCCTTCATAAAGAACTTTCCTCACTTCGAATCCAACACTCTTACCGATTTCTGCTTCGTATTGAGTCATTTCTTAACCTCCTCCTTCTCCTTCAACTCCCTAATCTTCCTGAGTTCGTCTTTGATGTCGCTAAGTTCCACAAATATGAACCACAGGATCGCAACGAAAGGAATCAATGCAAGCACCGTCATCTCATCACTCCTTTCATGTGTCTCTCGATAAACTCCTTCGCTTCCTCAAGCTCCCAGAGGTTGTTCTTCCTTGCCTGATGAGCTGCTCTCAAAAGTCCAGATATGTCCAGATCTTGTTTCGGAACTATGAAACATTCCCCTCCGAAATGTCTATGAGGTTCGCCGCTCATCTCGATCCATCCGACGTGACCTTCATCGTCTAACTTAGTGACTACACCCAAGCGATACTTGCCGGTCTCTTCTCCGATCGTCGGGTATTTCATGGAGACGACGGGGATCAAGGCGATGTCGCCTATGTTTGCGGTTGCTTGTGTATTCATTCCTCACCTCCTGTCCTCGATCGTCTGTCTCACGAGGTCGTAGTCAAGGATTATCGAGCCTGTCGAGCCGTTTCTCTGCTTCGCAATGATGACATCAAGTCTTGTCTCGTCCTTATTCGTATTCGGTTCATCGGGTTTATTTGCGGCTCTTCTGGATAGTTCCTTCTTCATGCCGTAGTACCAGGGACGATAGAGGAACATCACGAAGTCAGCATCTTGCTCGATATTTCCCGACTCTCGAAGATTCGCGAGTCCCGGCATTGCAGCTTCGTTCTTCTCTGTTTCCCTGTTCAGTTGAGCACCTGTTATGATCGGCACGTTCAACTCCATAGCCACTCTCTTCAATGAACGAGTGATCTCCCCTATCTCCTGATCCCTGTTCTTTCCCTTTCCTGCTATGAGCTGAAGATAGTCGATGACAAAGACTTCTATTCCCTTCGTCACTCGAAGATTCTTGATTGTTGAGATGACTTCCTGAAGGTTGTTTCTTCCCGAGTCCACGATGTAAAGCGGGAGGGATATGATCTGAGAGAAAGCCTTTTGGAGAGTTGCCCTGTTTACTGATTGATCGTCTCTTCCGAACAGCTTCACATTCTTCGAGAGAGAGAAAGGAAAGTGTCTCTCACACATTCTCAGAAGAAGTTCCATCGCCTTCATTTCCATCGAGATAAGACAGACTTTCGTGCCTCTTTGCGCCCATTTCAGGGCCGCGTTCATCATGAAAGCCGACTTCCCCATCGAAGGCCTTCCGGCCACCACTACAAGTTCGCCACCCCAGAGGCCGTTGCCTATGTCTTCAACATTCAACCAGGGCCAGTCAAGGGCCTTCTTCTTGCCCGACCACACGAGTTCGAGAACGTCCCAGGTATCATGAGCTATCTTCTTGAGATCTTTTGCTTCGTTCTGGGCGATTAGCTTCTCCTGAAAGGCCCACGCTTCGTCCAGAGCGTCTTGAACCGTGATGTCTCTTGCCACAAGTCTCTTCGAGATGTCGGTTAATTGATTTCCGAGCTTGATTCTCAATGACTCGTGGTAATAGTCTCGAATAATTCTCGACGCTATCTCTTCATGAAACACTCCGTGATCGAGCCACTTGAATTCTTTGATACTCGTTTCTCTGGCAATGTGCATGAGCATTTCTTCGGGTGGAGCGTCTAGGTGTCTGTTCAGACAGGCGAATATCTCCCGGGCCTCCTGATCCCTCAGAGTCTTCGAGTCGATCAAGGGGATAGTGTATCTCACTTCCGGGCAGTAAACTAATGAAGCCAATACGGTTGCATCGTCAATGTGCATCTGCTATCACCTTCTCGAAGTCTCGGGCCGCCTTTGCGGATTGAACCTTCCTGATTGCGTCCATGTATTGCTGATACTGCGTTCTCTTCTCGAAAGCCTGTTCATTATCCATGAAGAAGCTGTTGAGGTAAGCGATGGGACTTTTCACTTTCGAGAGATCCGTAGTCTTGATAAGCCAGAGAAGAAACGGATAATCTGAAGTATCTCTTTGAGCGATGATGACAGGAACGATTCTTTGAGGATCTTTGACTTGATCTCGCAAGGCTTTGTCGATTAGTTTGATGTAGTTTGGTTTTGCGTCATTTTGTGGATCGTTTTTTGAAGGAGCGTGCTCTTTAAGATCTTGTCTTAAGATCTTAAGTCTTAGAGGCCCTTCAGATTCGCTTGAATTGTCGGGTTTTGGAAGGCGATCACTTTGATCATCACTTTGATTGCCACTTTGATTTGGACTTTGATTATCAAAGTGATTAGATTCATTACTTTGATTATCCAAGTGATCATCGGTTTGATTATCCACCTTATTTGTTTCCGGGAACCAGAAAGAAGAGGTCTTGCCAGTCTTGTTATAGGTGATCATGTTTCGAGACTTGAGATCACTTATCGCACGCCCGAGAGTATCCGATGATATTCCTAGCGTCTTCTGAAGGTAGTTCCAGGAGACCACTATTGGACTCTTCCAAAAGGCTTTATTTGCTTCGTGAATCAACCGAAAGTACAAATAAAACGCGCCCTTGTTGAAAGCAGCCCTCTCGTGTTCCCTCCAGAATCTTCCCTCAAGATCCCATATTGTCATACACTCACCTCACAAGCCGAGTTCTTCTGCCAGTTTCTTAATGTCTTCTTCGATGTTGTTCGAGGTAGCGACAATCACTGCCTTTCTCCGTTCGTAGATTTCCCACGGCGTTTCCTGAATAGCCCTTTTCGTTCGCGAATATGGCCGTTTCGTTCTTGTTTTCGTTCTATACACATCAATCACTTCCTCTTAGAAAAGACCGCTCCCGGCGAACCAGGAGCGGATGAGCGGATCAAAGGTTATTTCTCAAGCGGTTTCTTGCCTGTGAGCGAGCCTTTCTGTTCCTCAAAGGCTGCGATCTTGACGGGTTCGTTAGTCTCTTCCTTTTGCTCGGTCTCTTCGGATTCCTCTGAAGCTACCTCTTCCCCTTCAACTTCGATCCAGTCGGTTTCATCCGGAACTTCGCTCATATCTTCCTTGATCTCGGTTTTTATGGTTTCGTCAAGACTAAGCTGGCGCATCAGTTCAGCCGAAAGAGGAGCGTACACGGCAAGCCTCTTCAATGCGGTCTTTATCCACATTTCGTCTTCCCAGTCGACCCAAGGGCCATAGTTTGGAGTTGCCGACTTTGCGCGCACTTTCTTTATTGTCTCTGGGGAGACGATCACAAACATGTGACCTCCGTTCTTGAGATGTGCTCCTGCATACGCGCACACCTTGCGACCTCTGTCACCTTCGAGCTTTGGAATATGGCGAAGTTTCTCGTTGATTCCGTACTCATATTCGAATACGTCGTTCTGGTATACAACGTTATAAAAAAGTGAGCTGACATCCCCGGAACGGTACATCAGTGCGGCTCTTCCCTTTGCGTTTATCAAGAACTGGGCGGTAGTGATTCCGGTTTTCTTGCTCGTGTAAGGAACAATGTTGCACAGTCCCAGTGGGCCGGGTTCAAGTCCCACCTGAGCTGCCGACATCAGTGCGCCCAAGAAAGAAGCCTGAGTGCATTCGAGAAGTTTCGGAATTCTTCTCACTTCGGTCAGTGCCATTCGTGCGAACCTTTCTGCATTGAGGTGTTTTGGGAGCGCCTTTTCTATCTCGGGTTGCATCCTCTTTAGTAGATCCTGAAGCGTCTTGTACTTGTCTTGCCTACCAGTCATTACCTGTTCCTGCTTGGCCTTAACGATTCCCTTCGCATCAGATGGTTTCATTCGCTTCTACCTCCTTTATGTCGAATCTCCTTGAAACGACTTCCTTCGTGAATTCCTGGTAGATCTCGGGTCTCGCCTTCTTAACAGCCGTGCTATCGAATCGCTTGGATCTGTAAGTCGGCCACGTGACACAGAGATTCCCGAGATAGCCTTTCTCGTTCTCACCAAGAAGAGCTTTGATCCTGTTTTCTCTCTCGTCCTTCTGAAGATCCAGTTCCTTGATTTCCTTCTTTAGTCTCATCCAGTCGAGCAATGTGTCATGGATGTCTTCGGGAAGCTGTATAGAAGAATCAGGAACTGATTCCGGATAGAGGAGTTTGAGAATATCTTTCGAGTCCTCTGATTCATCCATCGGAGGGGGATTCCTGTCTTCGACCCTCTTCCAGAACTCGGATTCAATCGAGATCAGGCTGTTGATGAAGTCTTCGTCCCTCTCGAACTCTTTCCAGACGAACTTGTTACCTCCGACCAGGGCCGCGATAACTCCCCATTCGTAGCCTGTCACTGCGAGATAGTGCATCAGTTGGCAATAGGCTTCCGGAGGTACTTCGTCATCTTTCCATTCGTCTTTGCGGTATTCGGACACGTTCTTGCATTCGAGGACTCCCGGGCCTCTCGACTCATTTTCTGGATAGATAACTCTGTCGAGGTTCGCGATCATCCAATCGTGTTCTGGATGAATGAGAATGAAGTTCCTGCGCTCGACATAGTTTCCAGTCCTTTCGGAGTATTCCTTCGCTACGAGGTCTTCCATCTTGTTACCCCAGTACATGGCCTCGTTCTGCTCTTCATCTTTGAACTCACCTATCTTTTCAAGGTACAGGCGGATAGGAGACTTCCACTTATTGAGGCCAGCAACGACACCTGCGTCCGAGCCTCCGATTCCCTTCCGTCTCTGTTCCTTCCACTCTTCGTAGCTCATCTTGCGTGTGGAGATCTTCATTTCAAATACCTCCTTGTGCTATACTTTTGTTGAGATTTGTTTCTTCTGGGCCGTCGGGCATGACGGTCCTTTTCATACCGCAACAGGCTTCCCGCTAGTGCGGTAGAGGTTTCCATTGATGTACCAGTGAACTCTGATTCCTTCGTTCACCGCTTTGCGGTAAGCCTCCGTAGCCTTCTGCGTGGAGTAGCCGTCATACAGCGGATACTCGTAGCTGATCACCTCGTGATGTGGTCTTCTGATTTCTGTCTGCCAGTCAAATGTTCCTCTCATTCTTCTTCCTCCTCAAATGTTTCTTCCTTTCATTTCCAAAAGCGGCGGTAAGGCCACATGCCTCAACCGCCTTTGTCCAATACTTATTGA